AATCTTGAAGTATTGCTCTTCGGTGACCGAGGTAAAGCCTGAGAACACTTGCGGGGCGTTGACATTCCGGTCCCACATCACCTTGATGTCGCGCATCCTTTTGTTAAGTACGTCTTGCAACATTTGAACGTCGGCAATCAGACTCCTGCCCCAGAAATACCCCGGCGTGGGCTGGGCTTGTACCTTCACGAACGGCGACCGCCCCGGCACCCGGGAAATGTTGCGGCGCGTCTTGTCGCCTTCGATGATGATGTCCGGGTAGACCATCTGGATGGTGGTGTAGTCGCCGTGGCGATCGAGGTCACGCACCCATATCTCGCAGTGCTTGACCGTGGGCGAGAACCGCCGCCGCGGCCGCCACGGGGTTGGCACCGGGAACACCGACACGATGCCGGCCGCCTGCGGGCTTTCATTGACGTTGCCGAGCGGCTGCAGGCCGCCGACGATCATTTGGTGCAGATAGGTGGGTTCCTCGGCGTCCTTATCCGGCCCCGGGGTGTCCTCGACGCGGGCGATGATCTCTTTCGCCTTGGGATGCTCGTCGGCCTCAAGCTTCGCGCGCAGCTGCGACACCGTCGGATAGGACACGTGCACGAACGCCTCCTGTTCCTCGAGCGACAGGGTCGACTCCGACAGCACCCCGAACAGCTGCGGGTGGACATGGGCGCATTTGAAGGTTTCTCCGTCCGGCCACATCTTGATGAAATGGCAGCCATTGACGAGCGCCCACACCACCGCCTCGGCGAACGTGATGTCTGAGTCAGTCTGGCGGAAATCGGCTGACAGCTTTTCCGACACCAGCTGGGCGCGCTCGAGGACGTCGTCCGGCTCGCCCGAGTCGAACACGATCTGAAACCGAACGTCCGTCGGCTGCATTAAAAATCCGGCCAACTTGTCGATAAAAGCTTTGCATTTGTTATAGATTGCAGCCCTGGCGTCGTATGACCCGGAATAATAGTACTGCGTGGCGCGCGTGTAGACGAGGCCGCGGTCCGGCGACGACGCCATGCACTCGTCAACCAGCTCCTTCGCCCACGGCTCGAGGTCGGCAACGGCCTTCGGGATCTTGAGCACAACGGTTCCTAAACCCCAGACCCGTTGGTGCAGAGAACTATCAGCCTGGCGTTTGCTTTCGCTTCGCGGCCTTGGCCGCTCTGGCGGGCCCGGCGACCGTGCGCTCCTCGGCGGCGGGTTCTTCGTATTGCTCTTCGATCAGCGCAAGCGCCAAATCCTCGATGTCCTCGCGCGATAGCCCCTGGGCCCGGGATCCCGCGATTGCCGTCACCAGCAGCGCGCAAATCCCGACCCCTGGGTGCTGGGTCTCGAGGACCACGACGTGCGCGAGGGTCTGGGCGACGGTGCGGATGTCTTCCCGCATCGCGTCGGTCAACTTGGGCATGGCATCACCATTTGAACGCTCGCCGCCGGCTGGCTGCGATCAGATCGGGCTGGCTGCCGTCGCGCAGGTTACGCTGCAAAACGTCAAGGCCGGAGCCGAATTGCTGCCGGGTCTGGCGGCCGGCGGCAATGGCGCCGTGCAACACCTCGGGCGAGGTGCCCCATTTCGAGGCCTGCTGCGCCTGCGTCGGGGTGACATCCTTATAGCGGACCTTGGGGATCTCGCCCGCGCGGCTCGGCACCGTCATGTCGGCCACGTGGTAATCCTCGGCGGCGATGGTCTCGGCGAGGCTGACGGCCCGGGCCGACGCCGACCCGGCGATCCCGAACGGCTTGAAATCCTGCTCGGTCTGGACCTCGCAATGCGGGCACTCCGGCGGGCCGTTGTCGACCTCGGCCATGGTGAGGTCGACGGTGATCGAGTGCCCACAATCGGGGCACATGTAGGTGCGGCGGATCATTGGATAAAATCACGCATCGGCTTGCCACTCCGTAACTCGGCTCACGATCCTGTCGACGATGTCGGCGCAATCAGGATACTCGCGCTTGATCCAGTCTGCTGGGAAATAGGCATGTTTCTCATGGGTTACCGCGGCTGTCCCGTCCCATCCAGCGGCCAAAAACGCCGCCATATCCGAGACGCCGGCCACCGCTGGCGTGACAAAGATCACGCCGGTGTCGTCATCTACGATCGTGCGCCGCATCCATGCCGGGCGGCGTTTGTGGCCCTTGGGGTTCGGCACCTCGTAAATCGTAAGTCCCATCACGGGCAGCTCCTCACGATGTGGCGGATTTTGCTCTCGGCGCGGGTTCTTTCCAATGCTCCACGGCGACGGGGCCTCCGTCCCACACTGAGGCGGCATAGAACGTGACCCACCGCCCTGCCGCAACGGCGAGATTGACGTGTGGCGGATCGAGAGCATTCTGTTCGTAAGTGTCGTCTTCGAGCCATCGCGATGTGCGCAGCAGCAACAGGTCGCCATTGTCGGTAATCTTTGCGAGATCGGCGTGCACCGTGATCTCTTCGCCAGCGAGCAGTAGGACGCACCAATAGTACTGGCCGTATTTGGAAGCTCCTGGGTCGGCCATCAGAACCGCTCCCGGCGCTCGCGCGCCTTCTTGTGCACCCCCTGCCAATGCTGCGACACCGCGTAGGATAGCATGGTGCCGGCGTCGCCCTTGGGGGGCGCCTCATGCACCCGCGCCCAGGTCAGATTGCGGGCGATCAACCCCGGCAGCAGCCGCTCGTACCAGACGTGATGGGCGAGCACCAAGGCCGACACGAGGTCGTCCTTCTCGCCGGTGTCGGGGCCGGCGCCGATGCGGCCATCGTCCGACACCACCGCCTGCATTTGCGCTATCAGCTGGCTCGAGCGGATTTCGAGCTTGCCCAGCATCAGGCTGTCGCGCAGCTCGGAATAGACCTGCTGCTTGTTGTCGAAATTCGACTTCCAATTGATGACCGAGCCGCCGCCGCCGAGACTGTCGGGCCGACGGTAGAGATACCAGCGCACGCAGCCGATCATGTCGAGTATCTGCCCCGACCCCGGCTCGCCTTGGAGGATGCCGCGCTCGGCTAGTTGCCTCAAGTTGCGGACCTCGGGCAGCACCGCGGCGCCGATCCCGGTGACCTCGAGATTGCAGACGTGGTTCTTATACGCCCCGCACAGGTGCGCCAGCACCCAGGCAAGCTGGTAAGTCAGCGGCCGGTTCGACTGAAATTCCGCGCATTGGACGATACGGTCGGCGTAGCAGCGCCAGACTTGGACGGCGTGGTCGTCGGCCTCGTCTGACCCGCCACCTGACGGGTCGACCCCGATGACGTAGACGCCCTCTGGGTCTGGCTGCTCCCAGACACGGAGATTGACGAGGTCGGGGTCGCGGACTTGCTCGATGCGGCTTGAGAGGAATCGTTCCTCGAAGGTGTATCTGTAACCCTTGTATGGGGCGCCCGATTCCAGAGCCTCCGCGACCTCCAAGGTGCGGCGGGCAGGAAACCAACCCTGTCCCGACGCAATGAAGCAGTCGCGCTCGGTCCAGGGGTAGTGTCTAAGCATGTACTCTTCGGCGCGGAACTCGGCCTCGCGCCGCCACCAGGCGATCTGCTCGGGCTTGATGACAACACCGTAGTGCTCCTTTGCGTAGCGGGCGCGGGCGATCTCGTCCTCGGTCAAGGTGCCGCCGTCCCAATAGATCTTGAAGTCAGGATCGTCCTTTGCGATCGAATAGGTCGGCTGCGACCAGAATCCGCAAAATATGAACCGCATGTGGCGGTCCTGCTGGGCGCGTTTACAGAAGTCGTACCACCAGTTCAGGCCGTTCGCGATCGACTCATATAAATAGAGCCGGTTGGGATTCTCGCGCGCCAGCGAGGCCTGCAGGCTCTCAACGCCGGCGAGCGACCGCCACAGCGCGCACTCGGTGGCATGGACCATGTTGAGCGCTCGCGAGGCGCCGAGGTCGGGGTTGCTACCGGCTGCCAACAGGTCGATCGCCGAGCGGTTAGCGAACGCCATGCCGGTGCGGTTGTTTGCGATCAGACGATGGTCGGGGCCGCGCCACTCGGGCGGCAGGCTTTCCAGCAAATCAGCGAAGATGCGGCGCAGCCGCTCTAGGTTGTCGGTACGGTCGGCAATGATGGCGCCTTGGGTACCGGGGTGGACGAGGGACCAGAAAAGCTCGATCACAGAGCACGTCGTAGTGGCAGCGACCTGTCTGCATTTAAGGATCGCGAACGTATGGACATCCTCGGACAGACCTTTGGACACCGCATCTATGATTATTCTCTGCGACGGCCACGGCTCGACGTGGACCTTACCAAGCTCTTTGGTTGTGATCTGGACAGACTTAAGTAGTTGGTAGATGCCGGCTCTTATCGTGGTCATTTGAGCCACGTCCAAGCTTTGCCGCTCCTGACATTGCGGATGCGCGCGGCGCGCGTCGTGTCGTCTTGGATCACGATCTCTACTTCGTTGTTGACGCGATAGTAGATAATGTTACTCCCCCGCCGCTCGGGAGCGGTGGTCATCTCACCAACGCACCGGGCTGCTGCTGCACCGGGATGATCGGCGCATACACGGTGCCGTCACGCCTCGCCCAGCTGCCGCTGAGATACTTTTCGTTTGCGTTCGACAGCTGGCGCGGCGTGGTCAGCGCCACCGTCAGCTGGGTTTGGATCGCTTGCAGGCTCTGAGCCATCTGCGTCAGCTCCGACGTGTAGTCCGGGTCCGGCGGCGGCGGGGTGGTCGTCGTGACGCTCATCGGGGGCCACTCCATTGCGGCGGATCAGCGGCGGCGCGGCGACCTCATGCTCGGCCGGCACGTACGGCCACACCGGCGGGGACGGGTGCGGGCTGGCCACCACGACGTTGCCGGCCGCCTGGCCGTTCTTTAGGTTCATCACGCCACCGCCACGGTCGCGGCGGCGCCGCTACCGCCTCCGCCCGTGAACGTCACGGTGTCGGCCGTGGTGTAGCCGGAGCCGGGGCTGACGACCGTCACCCCGGTGACGGCGCCGCCCGACACGGTGGCGGTCAGGACCGCGCCGGAGCCGCCGCTGACGGTCACGGTCGGGGGCGTGGTGTAGCCGGTGCCGCCTGTGGTTACCGTCACCGCGGTGATGCCGCCCGACCCCACCGGCGGGGCAGGGGCCACCGGGCCGCCGATGCTCGACCCCGGGCAAAACGAAACCCCCGGGTAGGCACCGGTGCCCACAGGCCCCGTATAGGCGGGCGTGAATGGCCCGAGCGGAAACCCCGGCGGCACTACCGGCAACGCCAGCCAATTCGCCAGCGGTAGCGGCCACGTCGGTGGCGGGCACATGTTGGAGGCCAGGACGACCGGCAGCGGTTGGTTGGGGTTCAAGACGATGGTCATGGATGCATCCCCGCGGTTGCATTTTCATGGCGCTTACGTCAGTATAGCACTTGCCCCGGGGAATGCCACTCGGGGCCCGGGGTTCCCCTACCACCCCGTACGGCTTTGTCAGGACGGCCGCGCCTCATACCCCTCAGGCGCGGCCGTACTGTTATGCGGTTGCCGGCGACGCCGTACCCATCGGACGGCACCCCGGCGTCGACGGACGGCACCACCTCGAGCAACGGCTCGACCCCGAGTGACGGCAGCCCGATGACTTCTCCGTCCTCGTCGAGCTGACGCGCACGCTGCCTCGGCGACGCCCCTCACACGTCGCCGAGGCAGGCGGTGCGCTCGCTGGGCGGCACGGTGCTCCAGATGGCGCCCTTGGCGAACATTTCAATGCAGACCCATCCCGATCGCAATCCGCATGTTGAACGGGAGATCTTCGAAGCCCGGGATGGTCTCAAGCCGGAGATTGATGCGTCCCGTCAATAGACCAGCGTCGCCTGCGTCCATCATGCGGGTGATCAGAGCAGCCTCGTTGCGGCCGTACGGCCCTATGGGGTCGATCATTTCGGTTTCCCTGCGGCGTCCCAGAGTTGGTAGCAGCACTTCGCCATCACGGTGTTGACGCGGGCGATGTTGCGGTTAAGCCGCGCGCGGGTGGTGGCGTGCTCGACCAGGCTCGAGGCAACCAGCAGCATCATCGCCTTCATGGCGTCTTCGGTCGACACGCCCTGGGCCTCGAGGACGCGCGACACCGTGACCGCAACATCGGTGACTTCGGGCGGTCCCTTGACTACCATCCTCGTTCTCTTTTGTGCTTGGCGAGCGCGAGCGTAAGCTCGTCTTCGAGTTGGACGACGCGGGCGCGAAGGCGCAAGCACTCCTTTTCGAGATTGTCGCGCTCGTCGGCCATAGCGATCATGCGGACCTCGACCTTGTATTCTAGCTCGCGTACGCGGCTCTCGAGGTCTGGTGGCTGAGGACGGCTTGGTGTGAAAATCATCCGTCGGTCCTCGCCGCCTCGTCGCGGCTCATCTCATGTACTCCCTTTCCGATGACCCACTGTCCCACATTCCGCCGCGACACGCAAGCCACAGCATTACCGTGACACACATACCCGACCCGCTGTCACAGCATACCACGTGACACGTGCTCGCCGCAATCCCCATGACATGAACGTGGTTGCGTACATGCACCTACGCACTACATTCCGTACCTGCACCCATGCACTGCATCGCATTGTTTGTTTGGTCGCGATTGTTTGTTTGGTGTTTGTTTGTTTGCTCCGACACTCGGTGCGTAGGTGCACCTACTAGCGCGCCACGTGTGCACTCCGCAGGTGTGGAACTCTACCATGCAACCATGACGCATGGTGACCATGGCGCAACGTCTCTTGGACTGTGGTGACGCGGCGGCATCCGTCCCCCCGCCCGTTTCCCCCAAGCCCGGATTCCACTACTGAATTTATTCCTAGCCGTGTTAATTTTTGCCACCGCAAATGAGGGCGGAAAAATTAACATGGGGGGTCCTCGGCTGCTTCGCGCCTCGGCCGGAAGTACCGCATCACCGGGCGGCAGCTGCAGTCGCCGCCGCGCCCGGTGACCATCGTGGCGCAAGCGTCGTCGTGGCACACCATGGCGTGGACGACGACGCCCGGCTTTCCCATCAGGGCCGCCACCTCGCGCTCGCTGAGCGGCTCGCTGTTGGCGATGATCGTCCTGCAGAAGGCGTCGGTGCGACGCTGATCGTGGGGCATGCGGTCTTCCTCCGTTCTGGTGCGAGCACTGAAGGGGCTAAAAGCGCTGATTTTCCACCCCATAAACCATCTTGG